ACTGGCACAGGAACGTATCGCAGAACTGGAAGCCAAAGTTGCCGAAGCTGATACAGCTAAGGCTGAAGCTGAACAATCGAAAGAGGAATATGAACTTGCTAAAGCCGAGTGCGGTAAAGATCAGGCTGAAGCAAAGGCTCTTTACGAAGAACTTGCCGCAATACGTAATGAATGGAAGCCGAACGGACGTGTCAAATTTGGCACAGTCGATAAAGTCGGTAATATTGACCTGAATGAGGTCAGAAAACTCAGAGAAAAAATCACCAATAAAACCAATTAAATATGGCCTCGCCTTATGTACCAAGTGTAACAAGTCCGTCGTGTGGTAGCACGATCAATCTTGATAATCTTCACTTCACACCTGATGAACTCAGGTCGCTGAATGAACTGCTCGTTGAAGCCGTACTTACTGCTCCGTCAATAAGTGAGTTTCACACTCTTTATCGTGGAATAAAAAACGATAAACGTATCGGTATAATTCCCGGAACATTCGGGCTTATCGGTAAAGCTGCACAGGCTTGTGATCCCGTTGCTCATTGTTACGAACTCGGAGCACAGGAGAAAACATGGGAACCCCGTTATCTGGAAGTCATAATCGATATGTGCGTTGATGAAGTTCAGGACTCTCTGATGCGTCTTGCCCTTAATTGCGGTGTCGATCTTTACGACCTGACGAAAACACAGATATTCACCTTCCTGTTGGATATTCTCTCAAAAGACGTATCGAAGATGATCCTGCGTAACGCATGGTTCGGAGATCAGGCTGCTGCCAATTTCCCTGCTGGCGTTATAACCGCCGGGATTGATGTATCATTTTTCAACGTGCTTAATGGTTATTTCCAGCAACTCGCCGTAATAACCGCCGCCGACGCATCGAAGCTGACAGCCCTTCCGGGTAACGACCAGCTTACTTATGCGCTTCAGTTAAGTGTTGCTACCCCTGTCCTGACTGCTGCTGCTATCAACGATATGATAGACGCTGCTATCCCGGAACTAACTGCACAGCCTGACCGTATAATCCTCGTAACTCAATCAGTATTCCAGAGGCTTCGTAGGTTCTTACAGGGTCTTGGCACGGTATTTCAGGATTATAAACTGATGACCGAAGGTCTGGAATTTGCCACATGGGACGGAATACCTATTTATTCAATTCCTCTGTGGGATCAGTGGATCAGGGCTTATGAAAATAACGGTACATACTGGAACTATCCGCATCGTGCCGTTTACACTACAAAGACAAACCTTGCCCTCGGTATGGTTTGCAATGGACTTTTTGAACGAATCAATTCATTCTACGATCCGAGAAGCCGTTATAATCGTATTGAAGCCGTCGATGCTTTCGATATGAAAATTCTCGATGACAGGCTTGTACAGGTCGGAATGTAATTTAAAAAATTCTGACTATGACTATTGGATGCAATGAGATTGTTGCCTGTATCCTTAAGAACTGTGAAAATCTCGTACAGGGTATAAAGGACAGGGCATATATAATTAACTACGATCACGTAGATAAAGATTTGTGTACGTTTGATCCCGACAACTCGTTACTACTGACACAACTCGTCCTGAAAACTGTTTCCCCTCCGGCGTATGCCTATTGTATTGAGGGTTATAATTTCTCGAACGAATATAATGTGGCTATGGTAAAGAGGCGTTTCCAGAAGGTCTGGGATCATAACTTCATCTTCCGGGTATTTGATAATACGCCTGAAGATAAGTTATGGGTACAGGCTGCCGTCGATAGCCGTTTCATGGTTATCGTCGAGAACAACTACTCGAAGGCTGACGCTGTTAATGGTGACGGCCGGACGGTATTTGAGGTTCTTGGATGGGATCAGGGCTTAGAGCTTAATGCTGCTGAACGTAATGTCAATGACGAGGAACTTATGGGAGGTTGGATTCTTACCGCCGGATGCTCCGACACGATAAAAGAATCCCTACCACCGCTTACGTATTTCGTAGATGACATTGCGACAACTCGTGCTGCTCTTTCGAGTCTGCTTGCTCCTTGTTGCCCTTCTGACGCATATTATGAAGCCCCTGCGGTGTAAATGAATGTCGTCGATGAGGTCATCGGGTTTGCAAGTGACTATGTGAATAACGTATCGCACCGAACGACTGAACGGAACAATAAGATCAATCAGGCTTACCGTCAGTTGTTCGGGGTGAACGTTCAAACAGGCTGCGGGACTTGTATAGTCGAGGCAGTCATAAAAATTATTAAATCAGAAAAAATGGCAAAGTGTGATTACGTACTGAAACCGGGAGTTTTTTTCAGGGGCTTTAATTTAAAGCCGCTTTGTAAGTGGACGCTTACGAATGAACTTGCAGAAGCCTATTTAAGACTTGATCCGGGAAACGCAAAGTATTTTTCAGTCATACCAAAGAAGGCCGTCCGTGTTGAACCGAAACTTGAAGCTAAACCTGAACGGAAACCCGTCAGCGTTATTAGCACCGAAGAGGCACAAACGATAGTCAATGAAACCGTAACTGAAATACTTGCACCAAAGAAAAGACGTACAAAACGAAAAGTTAAAAAAGATGTTGAATGAGAGTATCCGCAGCCAAAACAGCACAGAGGGTTGAACGGAACGTATATCTCAAATATCTCAATATTAAAAGTTACGGTGACGGAAACGATTACCCTCAGAAAGTTCTTGATATAGTAGCCTCGTCTGGTACTGGAAAGACCTGTTTTGATATTTACGTTAAGTTTGTCGAAGGGGCAGGATTCCGGGATCAGGCTCTTGTGGATGCTGTTATCAATGATCGTGGCGAACGTGCATCTGCTTTACTTACGAAATTCGCTAAAGACTTAAAATATTTCAACGGCTTTGCCTGTCTGGTAAAATATGATTTCTCCGGGCGGGCGTTTGCTTTCTATGACGTACCTTTTGAACATTGCCGTCTTGAAATAGATCAGGAAGGTAATTATACGGGGCGTGTCGCTGTTCATCCTGATTGGGCAAAACAGACCGGGATGACGTTTAAAAAGTCAGATGTTAAATTCTTTCACCGTTTCGATCCTGAAAGTGTCCTTGACGAGATTCTTGAAGTAGGCACTCCGGCTGAATATCTTGGACAGATATACTATTTTACTTGGGACGGTGACTGGGAATATCCTATTTGTCCGTTTGACCCGATTGTTACCGATATGCTTACAGAAGAATCTATCTCAACGGTTAAGCATCGTAACGCTAAGTTTAATTTTCTCCCGGCTGGCATACTTATCCGTAAAGGTATTAAACCCCGAACGACCGATGACGGTAATATTGACCCGTCCGACCCGTATAATCAGGAACAGGAGGCGTCAGCTATTGAGTTTCGTCGTATGCAGGGAGACAGTAACGCTTCAAAAATATGGGTTGTTGATGTAGATGCTGACGAAGAAAAACCGGAGTTTATCGAGTTTGAAGCTAAGAATTACGATAAACAGTTCGAGTATAGCGAAACGACAGTACAGGATAACATAGGCCGTATGTTCAAAGTACCGCCGATACTGCGGGGCGTGGATATTGGGGCTGGCTTCGGTGCTGACCTTATGGTCAATGCTTATAACTACATGAACTCCGTCGTCGATGATGAACGCCGTAAGATTGAAACTGTCTTTATGGACTTGTTTCAGGTCTGGCCACAACAGTACGATTACACTATTGATCCAATAAAATACGTAGCAAATGAAAGCATTGGTAACGAAGGCTGACGTGGACGAATATAAATACATCGCCGATAGCGTGCGTAACAGTACAACGTGGGATCAGTTTGTAAAAGAAGCTATGTTATTGGACGTAAAAAACTGGTTAGGTGACGGACTGATGAGTGAACTCATTACACAAAACGAAACCCTGCCGACGACGTTTTCAACGGCAAACAAGACGTTACTTGACGGCGGGACTTATACTCATTCCGATTGTACATATATGTTTCAGGGACTAAAGGCTTGCATTATTTACTATGCCTTTGCCCGATTTACTAACCGTACGCCGTATAATTACACAGCCGCCGGATTGGTCGTTAAGGAGAGTGACTATTCAAATCCCGTAAGCGATAAGGTTGTTCAAAGGCTTGAAACAGAAGCCGAACTTACAGCCGAAGCCCTGCGAGATGAAATAATATTATTCTTAAACC